TCATGCGTCATCACCTAGGTTCTCCCGGAGCCACTTGCCGCTGATGCGGAATGGTCGGAACTCTTCACCGTCCATGTGCAGGACAGGGAACCTGCCGTCATGGATGCGGTCGTACACGGTGCTCTTGTCACACCGCAGGTATTCGGCCAGTTCGGCTACGGATACCCAACTTTTATCTAATAGATCCACTGTAGATCCTTTCTTGTCATAAACGCTTGGATACGTTATCCAGCGATACTCCATATTACCACGATTTTCGGCCCGTCCGATTTTTCCGGATTCGCCATACAAGTGGACCCCGGTAGGAGCGGAAAGGATCTACTCAATACGCTCTACTACCGGGGTCCGGACTTGACTTACCTTTAGGAAAAAGCGCACGACCGGGTACTTAATGGCTGAGGTTTCAGTCGTGCTGGGCGGAAAATGGGACGTTCTGTCACCATTCGCGGCTTACCTCTAGTTTACCATGAATTAAACGGCTCCCAGCGCTGTGAGGTCTACCAGCGTAATTTGGTGAGCCATTAGTGTCACACCGGTTGCACCACCAGCGGTGTAGTAGAACCTAATATCGTCACCAACCATGTCCGATTGCACGGTGAATTCAAACACTGGCACGACAGGTTTACCTGACAAGGTGAATACGGCTGTGGCTTGTGTCGTGGCTGCGTTGGCACTCAGGTAGGCCGTACCTCCGTCAGCGCTCACGCCGATGACGGTGGTGCCTGCTGGGATCGACGTGACTACTCCGACGTTTGCGGTAGCCGCGTGGCCTACGTGCTCTGGACGGAACAACTTGGACGCACTAGTGACCGCGTTAGATCCGGACGTGACAGCCGCGTCCAGCACGGTCAGGGAGTTGTTAGTCATCGGTGTGGAGATCGACGTAAATCCGGCGATGACCTGCAACTGAGTGAGGTTGTACAGGTACGCGCTCCACGTTCCTCCGGCTGGCACGTTGGACACGTCGAGAGCGAACGACAGACGGACGCGGTGTCCGGCTACCCACTTGCTTGGATCGACAGGGAAGCGGAGGGAGTAGTCACCTGCTGAACCACGGTTGACGATCCCGGCTGATCCCTTCCAGTACTTGCTATGCGTGGCTGCCTTGAGACCCCAACCGCCTGTGGTGTTACCCGTGCCTACTGCCTTGTCCGAACCGGCTGAGGATCGCACTACGTCAGGGATCATCAGGTTCGGGTTGTAGGCACCGGCTAGAGGTTGCTTGGCAGGTAGCGGAATGGTGTTTAGGACTCGTGCCAGTTCCTCACCCATGACACGCGCTCCGGTGTTGGTCGGGTGCTTGCCGTCTGACGTGTAACCGGCAACAGGTGTTCCGTCTGCTGGGTTGGACATAACGGTGGCGTAGTCCACGTATGGCAACCTCTGCGCGTTCGCAAAGTTCTTGAGCCAAGCGTTGTACTTGGTCATCCACGTGTACAGCGCTGCGTCTGTGCTCTCCGTGGAGTCCGGTGGGAGCGTGGTCAGAATCGGAGTCTTACCGGCTGCCTTGATCTGAGCCACCATGCTGATAACACGGTTCTTAGTGTCCGTGACTGCGACACCGTTTCCATAGTCGTTGCTCATCTCGCCAATGAGGACGTAATCCCAGTTGGATGCGAGCGCACTAGGTAGATGGGTGTCCATGATCTGCTGCGACGTGTAGCCAGGTGTGGCCGCGATGCCGCCGAAACAGAACTTTCCCTGCGTCAGAGGCAGGGCATACGTGAAGTAGGCAATGTCTCCCAGGCTGATGGAGCCAGACAACGCACGGTCGTAATAGGAAAGCGAACCGTTGGACGTGATGGACGCACCAATGGCACCGATGACAGCCGGACTAGATGCGTCAGTCACGGCCTTCTTGCTGGCGTCCAGGTAGGCCAGGCTGTTGGTGGTGCTCTCAACGAACGTCGCCATATCGTTGTTAATCGCGCTATCGAGAGAGTCAACCTGATCCTGTAGAGCGCTGTCGGCTAGTTCTCGGTCGGAGACCTCTTGCGTCAGGGCACTGGCGTCAGCCTTGGCCGTGAGAGCGCTGGCATTCGCCTTGGTGCTGACTACAGCCTCAAGATCACTGAGTTCTTCGGCTTGTGCGTCTAGCGCTTCGTCCAGGCCGGTTACGCGGTTCATGGAGATTTCCGCTGGAAGGTAAACCGGGTCAGCCGGGTCCATCGGCTGGAGTTCGGAGAGGTCGGTGTCTTCTGTCAGGTCGGCGTAGAACTTGGGCAGGGAGCCGTTGGACCATGCCACCTGAAAGCCGTACTGCCAGGTCTCTGGGTCGGTGTTCGGTGTATTGGTTGCTAGAAGGTCAACGGAGATCTTGCCCCGGTTGAAGTAGATGACTTGGTATCCGCCTGCGTGGAGAACGTTGCCGTCAACGTCCTTGACGTGCGGAGTGTTTATGCGGAGTTCCGCTCTGTGTGGTCGGACTCCGTTGGTGAACCGCTCAATTTGTGCGGTGAGAGTTACAAAGGACATTATATGCTTTCAATGTTGGGTTAGATGGTCTGTCCTTTGCGTCTCTATGGTCCATTATCTCATGTGTTTTCGGCGTGCTTCGCGTAAAGAGATTTCACCTGTTATCGTGACTCCACCCGTAACCAATCCCTGAAAGGTGCTACCCATGGCACGCGAGAGAATCGAACGGATCATTGATGATCTGACCGGCCAGGAAATCTCTGAGTCAGAGGCAACTGAGGCTGTCGTCAAGTTCAACGGCAAGACGTACAACCTTGAGACCACCAAGAAAAACGCTGAGCGTCTGACCACGTACATCACGGAGGTTCTGACCGGAGCCAAGCAACTCCCGCATTTCGCCAACACGTCTGGCAGCACCCGCCGTACCACCAAGAGCAAGACGGCTAACGACGGTGCCGATGCCACTGAGGTCCGTAGGTGGGCCAAGGAAAACAACGTGGATGTTCCTGACCGTGGCCGCGTGCCCGGTCCAGTGTGGGATGCGTACAACGCGGCTCACTGACCTACCGGCTAAGACCCGGCACCCGGACGGACTTGAACAACACCGGGTGCCGGGTCGGTCTATTTGCCCCTGCGGGTGCGGAGGTAGTTCCTCACGCTGAGCGCTGCGCCCATAAAGACGATGGACGCGGACAGCACGTCCCAACCGCTCATCAGGCCGGACCAATGTAGGCAACGGTGGCGCGACACTCAGAGGACGAACCACCAATGGTGAGCGTAGAACCGCTGTTCTGTAGAGCCATGAATTTCACTACGTCGCCGTCCGACAGTTTGAGAATATCTGTCGTCCGAACGATGTTGCTGGTGCCGGACCAAGAATTGATGCGTCCACGCGCTACGGCTGTGCCGTTGACGTAAATGTCCAGCACTCGTACGCCGGTTGCGTTGGCTGAGAAGTTCACCTGTCCACCTACGAAGTAGCGACCTGTGCGGGTGATCGTGAATTCACGTGTGGTGGCGTTGTACGGGATCGCGTTGTCCACGATCAGTGCGTCAGCAAATGAGGCTGCGGTAGATGTTCCGGAAGGGATGCTGATATCGGCGCTGACGTATCGAGCCTGCTGAGCGATGCGAGGGAATCCGGTGGACAACTGATCCTGTGGTCCTGCGTCGGCTCCACCTGTTGGGTTGGTGACGGTGATTGAGGACGTGCTTTCAAGAGGCTTGAGGTCCACGCTGACGGACCAGTTGTCCGGCGTGATGGTGTGCTCCAGGCCGATGATCCGGGACACCGTGTCAATGCTGGACGGGCTGTACTCGACGCCTACCGCCTCATACAGGTCACGCTCTGCGGCCAGTGCGAAGTCATCCGTTGGCCGGACGTTGTACGTCACAGAGGACACGCGGTAGGTGGGGTCAGCAAAGAGGCTGAGGTAGTCGGCTGCCAGTTCGGAGGGAATCGAATCGTTGACGTTCAACTCCGCGCTGAAAACTCCCCATTCTTCTACTGAGTCCTCATTGGTGTACGGGCCGTAAACCTTTTCTCCGTCCTCTTCGGCCAGGTTGGTCCGGCGAACGGTCAGGGTGTTGATGATCTGTTCAGGATCGAAAGCCTCATCAAGGTCTACGTACGCAATGTCCGTTGATGCCACGGCATTGTCAGTGAAGGTGACCACCGGGGTTTGCGTTGGGTAGGAGTTGGCTGCCATGGCGTGGACGTAGTTCTCTTTGCCGACGTAGAACACGCCTTGCAACGAGTCCCGGATGAGTTCCAGGAGTCCGAGAGCCGTGCCGTTGTCCACCAACGAAATGTCTTTCTGCGTGGTGTTGGGGTCGGTGTCGTCAATGTCGTACGTGACCGGAACGTCCTCTAGCGCTGAGATGACACGTTGCTTGAACGTGCCGGACTTACCTACCGGGTGGGACGCGCTCTGTAGGACGTTCATCGCGTCTACGGCTGTCAGGGTCACCACGTCGTGGATACCTCCGCTGCCGGTGCGCTCATGTGTCACACGCGGAGATCTGATGGTGCCGGAGTAGATCGGCTCCCAGACGCCTGCGTCAGTCAACGCGGTGCATCTGATTGCCCAACCGGGACGCACACGGTCATTGAGCGCCGGGTTGAGGAGAGGATCTCGGAACGATGCTGTCAGCGTTCCTACGTCCAAATGGTCAGTGACTCCATCGACGGAGCCACCGCGCTTGATGTTGATGGACGTGCATCCTTGGATGACGTTGGACCATGGGTCCGACTCGCTGAAGGTGACTCCGTTGACGGAGGACAGGCCGGTACCGGTCACGATCATCAGGTGCCATAGGTCGGATTGGCACGGGCCGATAGGAGCGTCGGACCACATTTGGAACCAGACACGGGCGGTGACGGAACCTACTGGTGCGGTGATGCCGCTGGGGATATTCGCAACGGTTCCGCCGCCGCCGCTGACATAGCCGACAACCGTATTAGTTGTCCCTGCGGACAGGACGACGGAGTTAGCGGTACTCGTGCTGATGAGTGCGTTGGAAGCGTTGTAGAACTTGAACGTTGCATAGAGCCTGACGTTTCTGGTCAGTGGTCTGACGGTGACTGCGAAGTTCACGAACTCACCGGGAACGACGTTGAACACCGGAGAGTCAATCCCTGCTGGGAAGTTGTCGGCTGGGTCGGTCTGCGTGGAACCTAAGCGAATCGCTTTGCCGCTGTGGCCGTACGCAAGACCGCTGACTGCCGTGAGGGTCGTGAGGGCAGGCCATGGCGAATCAATCTGCCAACCGGTCGTGGTGCCACCCTGACCCGAATGGTTGGTGATCTCGTTGGCTTGTCCGGGAGCGGCAATCTCTAACCGGATCTTGTCTAGGTTGCTCACCGCCCACCGGCCTTTTCGAACTCACGGATATGTCTGGTGAGTTCTCGTCCGATATCGGCAGAGGAAGCGCCGACAGGAGCCACCACGGTGATTTCGTAGGTGCGGTTGGCTCCGGACCCTGAGCCGGTGATGAGGCTTGCGTGAGCAAGGTTGCGGGTCTCTACGCCAGCGGTGAGGACCATGCGGTCAGACGCGGACGTGACCGTTCCAACGATGCCGTTGACTGTCTTGGACAGTGCCTTGTTCTCACCCTCAAGGCCGATGATCAGACCCTTCATGGTCATCAGGCCGATGTTCTGGAAGACGCGGGACGGAGACTTGATGTGGAGCAAGGACTTTGCTCCGTCAATCGCGTTCTTGACGACACCCTTAGCCGCGTTCACAACAGCCTTGGCGGCGCTCTTGATGCCGTTGATGAGTCCTTGGATCATCCGTGCACCAACGTCGTACAACTTGGCTGCGGCACCGGACAGAGCGCTCTTGGCCTTTCCAGGCAGGCTCTTAACCTCGCTAACCACCTTGCTGATGCCGGACTTGGCTGCGCTCTTGATGCTGTTCCACGCCTTGGACGTGAGGCTCTTGACTGCACTCCACCCGGCTGAGAACGCGGATTTGAGTGCGCTCCACAGACCCTTGACAACTCCCTTGAGGACGATGACGGCAACCTTGAAGAGGGTCTTGACGACGTTCCACCCTTGAGCCACAACCGCCTTGATGACAGTCCAGGCACCGGAGACGATCTGCTTGATTCCGGTCCAGACGCGGGACCAGTCACCCTTGAGTAGTCCGGCAAAGACGTTGAAGATGCCCTTGATCACCGTGAAGTAGCCACGGATCGCATTCATTAGGTTGGTGAATGACGTGGTGACGTAGGAGACCAGCGTTGAGCCAAACGCATTCCACAGCGTGGTAATGATCGTGACGGCTGAACTGAAGATGGACTTGATGGACTGCCAGACGCTAGCCACCGTGCTCTTGAGTTGAGTGAACTTGCTTTGTGCTTCACCTGAGCCACCGGAGAACCGGTCAAAGAATCCGCTGACGGCTTTCTTCACCTTGTCGAAGGTCGGACCCATGCGGGACAGAGCGTCAGTGAGTTTGATGCCCCACCCGACTAGGGCAGTGACGGCAGGCAGGAGCAACTTGCCCAACTTGGCCTGTAGATCCTTGGTCTTAGCGCTGAGGATCTTCTGACGGTTCGCCAGGCTGTTGGAGGTTCGTGCGAAGTCTCCGTGTGCGCGTGCACCGTCCTTGCTGACGATTGCGTTGACCGCCATGGCCTTATCCAGGGCCGTGAGTTGCTTGGCTGATTTCTTGCCGGTCATGCGTAGCGCTTCGTGCTCCACACGGGCTGCGGAGATGTTTGGGATGACCTTCTGGAGGGAGTCGTACTCACCTCTGTAGGCCGCGCTCAGACGCTCTAGAACGTCAGCGGTGTCCAAGTTGGAGAACGAACCTAGGTCGGCTGCCAACTGCACCTGAGACTTGGATAGGGCAGTGGCTTGCTTCTCGTTCGCTCCCAGTTGAAGGAACATGTCACCGAAGGACGCGGCTGCGGAGATCGCTTCGTTCTTGGACAGGCCGAATGAGGCCGCTGCGGTGTTGCCCCACTTGGAGATCTCACCGGCACTCTTGCCGAAGATCACGGCTGACTTGTTCAGGGTCTCGTTGAGGTCTCGTGCTTCTGTGATGGACCCGCCGATGAACTGTGTTGCCTTGGACGCGATACCTAGGAGGGCAAAGCCTTTGACCAGGCTGGCAAGTCCGATGGATGCCGTGCGTGTGGTCTTCTGGAAACCGGTGAGTTGTCCGCGTGCGTTCTTCAATCCACGGTTCAGGCCGCTGGTCTGGGCGGTAATGCCGATAGTGATTTGATTCTTAGCGGCCACTGTGGATCACCTACTTTCTGTTTGCTTTCTCTTGCTCTTTGTTGATCTCTTTTTGAACGTCGTTCCATGCCTCACGCTGAACGGCACTCATTTGCATGTATTCAGAGGGAGACACGTTGTGTGTCTTGCAGAACCACGCTTGGTCTTCGTAGATCCGGTAGGGGATCTCGGTTAGTTCTCGGTATCTGCGGAGTTGGTATCCGCGTCCTCTTTTGGGTCTTCGTCCGGAGACCCTGATTCAAAGAGGTCTGACAGCGCTTCAAGTTCCATGGAGAGGTATTCCTCCAGGGTCTTGACCTTGGCCGTGTCCAGAAGGAAAGCGCCAAATGCCATGGCGACGGTTGGCACCTTCTCAAGATCGTCAAGTCCAAGTTTTGTAACTCGATACAGTGCGAGTTCGTCCCAGGGCTCAATATGCGCGTAGGCAGTTTCCTGTTCTGCTTGTGTGTACTTTGCTTTACTCATGTTCATAGTCCGTGTCTGTTGATGATTGATTGGAGTTCGTTCTCAATGGCCTTGAATGCCTTGTGCCTAGATGCACCTGCGGCTTTACCGGCGAAGTTGGTAGCCGCGTAAGACTGGTGGCCGAAATTGACGAACGGTGCGTAATGCTTTGGCCTAGCGCCACCGATCCGCGCAATAGCGCTGCCTTTGGCCTTGTTAGGTCTGACGGTGCTTGCTAAGCGGCCAGTGGCCTTGGGAACTGCCGTGCGGAGAGCGTCGGCAAGAATGTTGGCTCCCTTACCCATGGCAACCTTCAGTTCACTGGCCTCTGCGCCTGCGTCCTCTAATGCGCGGACGGTTTCGCGGAGACCAGTGATCCGAAGACCTGCGGTAGCACCGGCCATGGTGTTAGGCCGTGGTGCGGGTGTAAGAGTCCAACTGAATGGTTACGGTGAATGAGTACTCATCCGTACCGGCTTCGGTCTCTAGGTTTGGCTTTGGTGGCAGGGTGCAAGTACCGCTGAATACCGGCTTGCCTGCGGCTGCCACGGAGTTGCCCGTTGGAGACCACGTGACGCTTACACCTGTGCGTCCGCTGTTGTTCCAGAGAACATCGAAGATGCTTCCGGTGGCACCGGAGTAGATGAACTCACACTCCAGGGCCTTGCTTGCGTTACCGCTTGAGTAGTCGGAGAAGGTGCGGTTGTCGGAGTCACCGTCAACTAGGTTGACGCTGATTGCGTCATCTCCGGGAGCGATAGCACTAGGTGAACCACTGAGGTTTGATAGTTGAATGTATGGCGTTACGTTTCCACGTGTGCCTGTTGATCGTGCCATGTTGATTTGTTTCCTTAAAACTTAACTTGGTTGTGAATGTTGATGGTTACTGCCGGATATTGGTAGGAGTCGTCCTGTAGCAATTCCGGCTCTACAGAATCAATGGCCCATACGCCTTCTAGAAGAGGCAGAATGTCCATCACGTTTTGGTCAACCTGACGGCTTGACTCTTCATTAGTGGCTGGTGGGCCAACCACGACGATGGAGAGATTCAGCGTGTAGTCACCAAAAGTCCGTCCCGGCTCTAGGTACGGATTTCCGTCCCTGATGACCACGACTGGTGGAGTGACGCCTTCGGGTACAAACGGAATCGGATTGAAGTCCGTCAGTAGTTCGGAAATCGACGCCTTGGCCTCAACGATGTTCATTCGGACTCATCCCGTGGTGTTGGGAATGGAGACCGGTAGCGTCGGACGAGATGCCAGACGCGGTTTAGTTCGTCCTTGGGATCTGTGACGACGGTTTCCCCATCCAGACCGAATGAGTTGACACCGTTAGTGGTTGCGTTTCTCTTGTAGACCGTGTGAGCAATCTGTAGAGCCGTGTACGTGTAAAGGCTCTGTGGCATGGACGCGGACTCTCCCAGGGCCTCCTCCAATAGATCGCAGGCCACATCAACCGACATAGCCAATTTGGCTTCGTCGGCTTGTGGACTATTGATCCAGGACTTGAGGTCGTCTGGGAGAGGCCGCGTGTACGTCATGGTTAGGCAGCGGCCTTGACGATTGCGTTCTCAATGCGGTTAGCGACGGCGATGTAACCGTAGACGCTAAAGTCCTTGGTGAGATTTACGATGTTCTCGTCCTGTAGGCGGAACGGTGCTCCACCGGACTCGTAGGTACGCATTGCGTCTGCGGAGCAAACAGCAAAGTGGTTGGTTGTACCGCTGATGACGACGAACGGAATACCGGCAAGGTCACCTGTGATGCCCTTGAGGTTGACCTGTCCCTGTCCTCTGCTGAGGAAGTACTCACCGTCAGTACCGACACGGACAGTGCTCAAGGTCTTGAACACGTCGCGGGATACAACGACGAAATCGGCTGCTAGGCCTGAGTCCTCTAGGACACCGGCTGCGTCAACGACGAATCCGGTGAGGTCGTCTGGGTCGGAGAAGGTGACTCCGGTGACGCTGGTGCTGGATGCGGATAGGTACTGAGTACGGAAGTACGCCTCTGTACGTGCACCGTAGGCAGAGGAAAGACCTTCAAAGACCTCACCAACGGCGTTGATCTCGCCGCGCTCGATCTCCTGACGGGAGAGCGATGCTCCACCACCAACAGTCTTGACTGGCACGGTTGCGCTGGTGAAGGCGAAGTCTCCCCAGACCAGATCGTCACCTTCGTTGGCCTGAATGTCAGCGGCCAGGGTGTTGGAATCCCACTTGCTGAACTCAAGAACGTTTCCGGACGCAGGCAGGGTGCCCTTGCTGAAAGCGTTGATCAACTTGCGTGGCTTCTGCACGCGGAGGATTGCGTCCTCTACCCATGCGTTCTGCGGGTTGAGGTCGGCAAGAGTTCCGCCTGTGTAGGCAGCGAAGATCTCGTTTGCCTTGTCGTCACCCTTAGCAACTGCCTTGACGTACTCACCGAGTGAGTGAACGCTGTCAGCCGCTGAAGGTGCGGTTTCAATTGGGCGGGTGCTGTCGGCTAGTAGCGCAACTGATCGTGAAAGTTCTGTGACCTCGCTGCGGAGTTCGCCTAGTTCAACACTCGCTGTGTTGTCGTCGGACATATTTGTTTCCTTGTTTGTTGTGGTTGGATCAGAGATCACAAAGACCTCTGCTTCTGGCACGTCGGCTGAGGCCACATGCAAGACAGATGCGCCCTTTAGGGCTGGTCTGGAGACAACTGAGATCTCCAGGAGTTCTAGGGAAGTGAATTGATGTACGCCGTCCTCAGACAGTTCGTAATCAATGCCTTGGAAACCAACAGAGAATGAGTCAAGAACTCCGTCCTTGAGCAACTGGTAAACCTCGTTGCCCTTTTCGGTTTCAGAGATCGTGGCCTCAATCAACAGACCCTCTGGGCTGTCGGTGTACTTGGTGACACGTCCAATAGGGATTCCTCCCTTGGACATTTCGTGACCCCAGAAGAGTTGGACAGATTCCAACTTGGTCACGTCACCGAACGCACCCGCGCTGATGGAAAGCGTGGTGCCGTTCATGGACTTACCGACGACGCCATACGGAGCGGCTAAGCCGCTGATGGTGCGGGTCTTGGTGCTGGTCTTGGTTGCTCCGGCTAGAGCAAGTTCAAATGTTTCGGTCATGCTGCTGGGTCTTCTACTGGTGATGGATTCGGCTCAACCGCTGGTGCGGGTGCCGGTGCTGGCTTTGGCTTAGGTGGCGTCGGTAGGCCAAGTTCGGACGCGACGTACTGAGGGCTGACCACGCCAGCGGCCAGAAGGACCGCCCATTTATCGGCGTTGATCTTGTCCACTTCCGCACGGGTCTTTTCATCGGTGCGGAGAAGGTCGTCCGTGTTGAACTTGGCAACCTGACCGTTAGGGAGGACTTGCGTTAGCGCGTTCTCGATCTCTCCCAGGTAGACCATGAGGGCTGACTGGTAGAAGACGGTGTTGATCTGGGAGAGGTTGGAATAGGTGAACTCGCTGGAATCAATCTCCGCGCTAATGAATGTCGGTGGGATTCCAAATAGCGTGCCGATTTCAACCTTGGTGAACTTCTGAGCGTCCAACCACATGGCGTCCGCTGGACTCAGGACAACCGGCTTGTAATCAAGACCCTGTTCCAGGATGACTACGGCATCGTTGTACTTAAGGCCTTCATTCCAACCGTCAACGGTGCGTTCATAAGCACCGTCAACCAACTTCTGATCTGTCTTGAGAACACCGCGTGGAACGGAACCGCCGTTGGCAAACCAGTTGCGTGCGTAGTCTCGAATGTCACGCGCGTTGTACAGACCAGCGCGTCCGGCTTGGATCGGACCTAGGCCGTAGTCGTGGCCGGGAACCTCCATCAACCGCAGGTGCTGAATGTCGCGGTCTGTGTAGGTGTTGGTCTTGCCGTTCGTGCTTACGTCGTAGAACTTGGTCCCGGAGTCGCTGAACCGAACGGTCACGGACAGTGGGTTGAGAACCTTGATATCCACTACCCGTCCCTTTGAGTCGCGGGTCAGGTACCAGTAGGCGTTTCCGTTGAGCGCCAGGCCGTTGACGGTTCGCTTGATCCAAGAGGCAAGGGAGCGGTCTGCGTCCGGCTTCTGAATGTTCAGAGCGGTGGCGTCAGGAATCTCACCGTTGCGGTAGATATCAATTGGGAGTTGAGCACAGAAGGTCTCAAGGATCTGAACGGATCGGTAGACGGCGGTGAGGCTGAGAGCCTGATCAACGGTCACGTCAGCGGGTCCGCGTGCAGGCGGAACTAATGCTGCGTTGTACTGCTGTGGTGGTGTACTACCTAGTTCCTCTGCCTTTCGCTCTTCAGCGGGTGCAGGCTTTAGGAATACAGACCAAAAACCGGGTTGCTTCTCTGCCAAAACTCTTTCTAGAATGGTCTATGACTTTCAAGACCTCATAGAACCATTTTAGCATAGATTAACTGCACTAAACGTTATGCTGCGTTTCCACGATAAACCCTGAGTAGTGGGCCGGATTCTTCGTGGAGTTCAGCGGCATAAACGGCGAAGGTCACCGCGTGCAGGGCATCCAGAGGCACACCCTTTTTCGGCGGTGCGAACCGCTGGGAGTCACCCTTGTTCTTGAAGATCGCTCTTGCCACCTGATCGGAGACACGCCTGTAGCCGTCGTGACGGATGGTCCCTGCGTCAATGCGTGCGTAGAGAAGGTTCGCGCTCTCCGTGTCTCCCTGAGCGCTGTTGATGGATCGCACGGTCTCTCCGTGGTCCCTCAAGTGGTCCTGTAGGTACGTCAGTCCGGCATCCATGCACCACCCGTCAACACGGATGCTCTTGCTGTCGCGGAGTGCGTCGGCAACCGCCTTCATTTGGTCGTGCGTCGGCTTAGCCATGGACCACAGGACGGATACCTCCGTGGTGCCGTCCTCCCTCTTACGGGCTGCGCTCATGGTGGCGTGGCTGTTCTTTGGAGCCACGTCCACACCGATGTACACACCCGGTGCAGTCAGGTCTTCCACACCGATGCCGGACGGGTCTGTCAGGTCTCTCCACTTGGCTGGATCTAGAGCCGGGTTGAGGCTGGACACAAAGTGGTTGTGGAGGTACCGACGACGGGTGAACTCCGGTTCGTTCTCCACGTCCTTGAGACGGGTGGTGAGGTCAATGCGGCCACACTCGATAGCGGGATTGGCCTGGTAGATCGCGTCTACGTCGTCCAGGGCTGCCTTGCTGTCATGCGCTTCCCAGATGAACGCACCAAACCTGAGATCTTGCTCCGGGTCCGCTATGGCCTTGTTCGCACGCTCATACAGGGAGTCCAGGAGTTCTGACGTGTCGTCACCGGCTGTGGTCAGACCAAAGATGATGGAGTCCGGCTGTGCTGCCTGACCGTTGACCAGTGAGTCCCAGGCCTGACGCGGCAACAAGTGGACCTCATCAATGAGTGCACCTGTCGTGGCTAGACCTTGGAGTTTGTTCTCTTTGGCCGGATAGAGCGTGTACGCACCGGAGCCGTTCCGCTTTCCGATGCCGCGTGTGGACGTGGCCTTGAGGATCTTGCCTAGGCCGGTGTCGTTATTGATCGCATGGACCAACTGTCCGTAGATGACCCTGCCGTGTTCACGGGTCTCACTGATTCCGATGATGTTCGGAGCGCTGACGTGCTGGACCATCAGATAGAGCGAGATCCACGCGGCCAACGTGGACTTGCCCTGCTGACGTGCTGCGGAGAACAGGACCGCTCTGAACCTCAACCGGCCTTCCATCGGATGACCGGGAGGGAAGACCTCAAGAGCGTTGTTCAGGAAGAACCGTTGCCACTCGTCCAGGACGGGCCTGCGGCCATTACCGAACGTCCAGCGGGTCTCAATGAGTCGGATGAGGTCCGGGCCGTTGCTGTGGACCGCCCAACCCCGTTCATCGGCCACTAGAGGCCGTGTCCACCGTGCCGGGTACTGCATTAGTACCTAGGTGCTAGGAGGTCGTCCTCTTCGGAGTCCTTCGGCTTGGCAGCACCGTGGACGGCTTCCTCTAACTTCGCAAAGTATCGGCGGTATTCAGCGGTCAGCGCTGCGTTGACTCCACCGTCTAGAGCCTTAGCAATCTCGGTGCACGCCAGCACGTCAACGTAAGACCCTTTCAGGGAATCCCGGTGTTCTTCTACATAGGCATTCGTCGCGCCCAACCACGTATTCACTGCCATGGCTCTACACCGCCTATGGACTCCGGACCCTTGATCCCGAATTCACAAAAATTTCGCGGTTGCACGGGGACTTGAGGCACTGACACTAAAAAACGCATTTCAACTTTCCTGAACTCTCATCACTTTGAACATCATTTCTTCGTCAAACACACGTGATGAGAAGAACGGTGCATACTCTGGTTCTTTGTCTGCCTTCATTTGGTTGTGACGTTTGCACAATGGTTGGTAATTACTAATGTGATCTTGTCCACCATTAGCACGTGCAGTGATGTGGTCTACTTCAATGGGATTGTCTGGATCACCAGGCTCTTGACCACACTGCACACAAGGTAGGGCGGTAATGACTGCTCTATCTTTCTTGGTAACGTGATAGTACGACTTACTCAATGTGTGCTTTCGATTAGGTAACGCATATTACCAGTATATCAGTATTGCGTTTATCCAAACGTTTATCACTAACCGTTGGTAGCATCAGCACATGAAGTGGCCCAGCATCCCTCCGCGTCCGTGGCTCAATGTCAGGCGCAGGGCTGTCATGCCATGGATCTATGCAGTGGCTCTGCTCAACGTTGCCTCAGGCTTTGTGACGTACCGGCTGCACCAAATCACGGACGATCTGCTTGACCAGGGTGAGCGCTACTTCAGGAAGGGAGAGATGCAATCGGCCCTTGCTGCAAGCCTTGATGCGTCCTACAACCTGCAACTGACTCAAGTGGCAATCTGGGCCGGGGTGATGGTCAGCGTGGTGGGAGTTGTTCTCTGTGTCGTCGCTCTGGCAGGAGATCCCGGCATCAAGGTGGAGTCAATGGCACAGGCTGTGACGAGAGAACCGGTGAGGGCGAAGCGTTCCAAGCCGTGGTCACGGTCAGAGAAGATCGCTACTTGGTCTGTGATTGCTGCCGTCGTGCTTGGGTTGCTCGGAGCCGCTGTCAATCTGTGGGTTGCGTCGAAAGGCCAGAGCGCTCCCTAGGGGATCGAACACATGTTCGACTACCCTGGCGTAGGTGGAACGTTACGCAGTCGTTCTAAACTCCGGTGGACTCCCACCGTCACCGGCTCTGGTCATCAACTGGCGCAAGAGCGGTGATCAGTGGGAAGCGCTGGTAGCGGTGCTGACACGCTCCACGGCGCATGACGATTACGACAGTGCGCGGATCGCTTGGGTACCGGCTCATCAGTTGGCACCTGCCAAACGGACTCCGCTCTAGGCTTAGTTGCATGAAGGCTTTACTTCCTGCGGGTATCGCATTGGTCGGTGTTCTCATCGGCCTAGCAGCGCAGAGAAGTTGGAATCACCGCGCTGAGCGCATGGAGGTCTATGCGGACTTCTCCCAGAAGTTCAACCTCTACTGGGACACGCTGATTGAGTGGGAGGGCGTTGATCGCAAGGACGCAGACTTGAACAAGCAGTTGCTGGAGTACATGTACGACGTGTTCCGGCAAGCCACGTTGGTCAGGATCGTTGGAAGTCGCCCTGTGGCGATGGTCGTCAAAGCGCTTGAGGTGCCTTCCGACAAGAGCGAAGTAATGGTTCGGCATCGGAACTTGTTCGTCCACGTGGCCCGGATGAACACCACCTTGAACTTCTTTGAGAAGGTCCGCCTGCGGTACGAGTGGCAGCAAGTCAAGAAGCAGCAGTGGTTCAAGGACGAAATCGTCATCAACAACGAAACGCCTTGGTGGTGTGTTGATCCGGAGCCGGAACTAGTCTTCCCGGACGACAAGACCGATACAGGCAAATAGGCAGTATTTGTAGTACACACTGGTTCCAGCTGGTCCTGGCCGCCAACCCGTGTCCGTGCGGCCAGGGCGGCTCCGTCTCCGACCAGTGCGAGTGCACCCCGCTG